ACCGTGGGCGAGCGCTGTTTTTGGCGTCCGAGGTGGGTCCCACAATATCCAAATGAGGAAATGGTAATTGGGTCAATGCAATTGGGCCTGAATTGAAATGGGCTGTGACCAGTAGATTCGAGACTGGGCCAATATAATAAAATAAGAAATGGGTTCACAAACAAAACAAAGGCTTTATTCATCTCAAATATACTACACACTCACACACACACATTCGTACATACATCATATTCATCTGCTATACGTATATCAATTACTGAGGCCTCATGCATCATCAACATATCAATAGTCTCCACCATGTCTTCTTGTCTAAACTCTCCTATTCGAGAATCCTTGTACATGACCTTCAAAATATTATGTATCCCCTCTTCCAAAATGTTAAAGTCGAAAGGTGGTATAATCCCATCATGGCCGTATGGTATCATGAAGGTCTTCTTTGCCAGGGCAGGGGATCGTGTTGAGCACAATTCAACGAGGACAAGAATTGAATTGTCCTCGTTGATCTTCACGTCGATCCTAAACTCCATCCCCTTCTCGTTATTATATTTGATCGTCATTTGCATGTAAATATGAACTATACATGAGTCTTGTCGTCTTAAATAGTGGCCATATATCTGGATATATGGACATAATTCATATACGTGGTGCATTAATTATCATATGAATCTGAGTGGAGATAGATATGGTTGATAGTGACAAAACTATCAATCATGTGATCTAGATGAAAGAAAAATAAAACCTAATCATCGTCATGATTAGGTAAAGAGAAAAAAAGTAAAGAGAAAAATGAATCCAGAAGAATTCAGGAGATAAAACAAAAGTAAAAGGAAGAAAGATAAAAAAATAAAACATGAAATGAAACCAGAAACATGGGAAGAAACAAAAATCCCATGAGAAAATATGGAAGCGCAGCGGACAAGAACACAAAAGTGAAAGAAACGGAGATCATGAGGAAAAAAGGAAGAACACAAAACTAAACTAAGAGGGTCGTACATGAAAATACACAAAGTCCGTACACAGTAATTAAGCATTAATTACTGCTCAGTAAATGTGAATAAAATTAACCCATGGGTTAATTTTGTTGTCCACCAATAGGTAAATGTCCACCATTGTGTCCCCCAATACATTTGGGGGACATTGGGGGCTCGGAAAGACAAAGAAATCCCGGATTCTCAAAATACCCTTAAATATGTGTCTGGAAGGCGCGTGGTAATGCGCTGAAAAAGGTGACTTTCTCTCTTCTAAACTCACCGGAACGGCCAACTGGCTGTTTCCGGTGTCAGTTTTCGACACGCGCGGCGGTGTGTACCCCTGGGAGGGTAGGTACCACTACGCTACGCAGCAGCCTTAGCTACGCCGGAGCTGAGCTCGCCCACGTTCTAATATT